AGCCCGAAAGCTAAGATGATACGCAAAGGGCTACAGGGCGGGTTCTGTTACCGACGTATCCAAGTATCAGGCGAGAAGTACACCGATGAGCCAGACAAGAATGAATACTCGCACCCGGTTGAGGCACTAGAGTACGCATTGCAGGGCGAAGGTGAAGGCCGACAAGCACTGACTAACCTACATACGCAGAGCCGGAACGTCAGACGTGCAGAGATGAAGATTAATGTCTTCTGATTGTTACGTTGTCTTTTGTAATGACAGCAAACACTGGTGGAGTCCGATACTCCATCCGACAATCCGACACTGTTACGTGATCAAGCCCGAAAATGGAAAATGGATCGTGCATTCCAAGACGACAAAGGGCGTTGAAATGTACACCACAGATGATGTGACCCATGTCGTTGAAAATGATATCATCGTGAAGGCTGTAATCAGAGAATCCCGACGCGGGCTATTGATGTTGAATACTTGCGTTGGATATACAAAACAAGTGTTAGGGATCAATAACCCGTTTATCCTGACCCCTTATCAACTGTATAGGTATTTGCGACATGAAATCACCAAAGGCACCTAAGCCCACAGCACAGCAGGTCGCTGTTGAGCGTCGTCAAGCGACGGCACTGGATGAAGAGATCCGAGAGCAGGAAGAGCGATTCCGAGCAATGGCTCGCGGTAAGCTAGGAACCAAGTCACTGCTGGGTGGCGTACCACGCACTCGTGCTGAAGCCGCTGGAGGCAGTCGTGCGACTGCTGGCGCTCGTACTATGCTTGGTATGGGCGGAATGGGCGGAGTCGCTCCTCGTAGCGGACGTGGCGCACCACGCGCTAGCACCTACAATGGCTCTATGCCATCTCTTCGATAGGTACTCCCTATGAGCTTGCCCCCGCATCTAGGCTCGATCCAAGACATCAAGGAACGCGAAGCCAAGGCATTCAACACGCAGTCAATGTGGCACGACCAGTTGCAAGACGTGTATGAGTATTTCCTGCCACAGCGAAACCTGTTTGACACAGAGAACACGGGCCAAAAGAAGATGGATCGCATCTTTGACTCGACTGCGCTTACGGCTATCCAACAGGGTGCGAGCAAGCTACAAGAGAACATCGCTCCGATCATGTCGCGCTGGGCTACGTTCCAGCCTACCGATGAAATAATCCGCTTGGTCGAGACTGGGCAGTTCGATGTGTCAGAAGAGGACATCCGGGCGAACCTAGACCAGCAGTGCGAGCTGGTATTCGACTACATCAACCGTTCTAACTTCCACACGCAGTTCTATGAAGCTGCGCTTGATCTATTGGTTGGCACAGCCACGATGAAGATCGAAGAAACGGACGATGAGACCAACCCTATTTGCTTCAACACAATCCCACAGAAGGGCATTGCGTTTGAGGAGGGTCCATACGGCGGCGTTGAGACGCACTGGCGACGATTTGAGGTTAAAGCACGTCTGCTAGAGCGTATGTGGCAGGGCTTTGAGGCGTCTCAGAAGATCCGCAACATGATCGAGAACAGCCCTAACAGCGAAGTCCGTGTGTCTGAGGGCGTAATATTTGACCCCAAGACCAAGCGTTACTACGGATGCCTATGGGTTGCGGAAGAAAACCGATTCTCATGGACTGAAGACTTCGGTGAGTCTAGCCCGTGGGTCACTGGACGTTATACAAAGGTTGCTGGCGAGGTCCGTGGTCGTGGTCCAGCGATGCAATCATTGCCTGATGTACGCTCACTGAACAAAGCAAAAGAGTTTGTGTTGCAGAAAGCCGCGATTGACCTTGCAGGGATGTATACGGCTACTGACGATGGCGTGACAAACCCCTACAATATGGTCATTGCACCGGGTGTCGTGATTCCAGTCGGATCAAACAACACCAACAACCCTTCTATTCAACGTCTCGACACAGGATCGAACCTTGCTCTCGCGCAATTTGAAATCGTGGAGCTACAAAACGCTATCAAGTTGGCAATGTTCAACGATCTGCGTGATCCTGCTGGTCCTGTTCGTAGCGCCACTGAGGTTGCTATTGAATCCAGAGAGCTTGCAAAACGGATCGGGTCGGCCTTTGGGCGACTTCAGACCGAGGTACTCATACCAATACTCAAGCGTGTCGTTGCCATACTGACTCGACGCGGATTGATCGTTCCTATCGAGCTAGATGGCCGCGACGTACAGATCAAGTTCACTTCACCACTAGCACGGGCGCAGGATGGCGAGGATTTGTTAGCTGTTCAGCAGGCAGTACAGTTTGTATTGGGTACGTCTGGCCCCGAACAAGTGTTAATGGCCTACAAGACCGAAGACTTCGGTACATGGGCGGCAGAAAAGACAGGAATGCCAGCGGAGTTGGTGCGATCTGAGATAGAAAAGCAGCAGATTATCCAAGCTGGCGCACAGGCACAGATGATGCAACAAGAACAACCAATGGAAGCTGAATGAGCTGGGAAGACATTGAGGGCCAAGGCCCAGACGCCAAGAAACAGAAAGCCAAAGCACAAGAAAAGATCAACGAAATAACTAGAGCCTATGCTCGTACCTTCAACACAGAGGACGGGCAAAAGGTTTTAGAGGATCTGACACGGCGCTTTCTCTTCGATAACTCCACATCCTTATCTAGCCAGAACGTCGCGTATGAAGCGGCGTACCACAATGGCGAAGCGGGCGTTATCCGCATGATTATCCACTACATACAGCAAGCGGAGAAACTATGAGCGAAGAGCCTAAGAAGCGAACGCGCAAAGCAAAGCCCAAATATGAGGTTATTTGCGAGCATACCGATCACCTTGACTCTATCGGCTGTCAGTTGAGCTGGCTTGACAAGCTGCATGAGCGATATGGCTTTGAACGATTCGAGTACATCCACAAGTTCCGCGCCTTTCGGTGCTATTTAGACGGGCAGCACGTTGATTGGGTAGACGTTAATGACCTTGCTCTGATCAATGGACACCGGAGGCTGGAAAACATCCTGTTACGACACGTACAGGTAGACGTTAAACGATCAGTAATCAAATATCCTTGGAGATAATCATGGAAGAACAGGCCGTAGAAAGTAACGATACCCTGACATCATTAGTAGATGCCGCTGAACCTACACTAGGTGAGGGCGAATACTTTCTGAGTGAGGGAATCAAGGGCGTTGGCGACTTGCCTGAGTGGTACAAAGCCGACAAATACAAGTCAATCGCAGAGCAAGCCAAGGCATACACCGAACTAGAAAAGAAGTTTGGCGGATTCACTGGCGCACCAAAGGACGGCTACTCAATTGCTGAAGGTGTTGAGGCTGAAGATGCGCTTTGGCAGGAGCTTGTTCAGTTTGGCGAGCGTACCAATATGTCTCAGGCCGCACTGAATGACGCATGGGGCATTCTCTCAGCTCAAGAGCAAGCGGTGGAAGAAGTCTCGATGGAGATGGAGCTTCAGAAGTTAGGCGATAACGGTGTTGAGCGCATTAAGGTTGTTGAGCAGTTTATGAAGAACAATCTCGATGGCGATACATACGAGCGTCTGCGCTATGCCGTGAACAGTGCTGAGGCTGTCGAGCTGGTTGAGGCGCTGGTTAAGTCTACGGCACCCGCCAAGCTGCCGATTGATGGCTATATTGAGCCGGGTGGTATTACGTGGGAAGACATCGAAGCAGAGATGTTTAAGAAGCACGAGAGCGGCCAGATGCTTCGCTCAGTCGATCCTAATCACGAGCGCAAGATTCAGCGCATGATGAAGGAATTTGGCGGTGATAAGCCTTACGATCGCATTGTTGGCTAACACACAGTCTGTGGTATCATAGAGAGATCGGATACCCCTTTCACAAGGCCCGGTAGTTTTAGGTTGAACGACTGACCGACTGCCGGGTACTCAGTCTAAAACCTCTTAATCATTGTTATACATTTGACATAGAGGAGACTGAATCATGTCAATTAATCTCTCCGCAGTAGCGGTAACTGAATTTGACAGCATGGTAAAGCACGCTTATGCGAACGCTGGCTTGCTCAAGAACGCTGTCACACTCCGAA